GCGCACAGATCGGCTCCTCGGGCGACCTCGCAAAGATCGGCTCCTCGGGCGACCTCGCAAAGATCGGCTCCTCGGGCTACCTCGCAAAGATCGAAAGCGAAGGTAACAATGCTGTTGTAGCAGCCATAGGTATAGATTCAAAAATAAAGGCAAAGAAAGGTAGCTGGATTACCCTCGCTGAATATGGCGAGGATCTGAAACCAGTGTGCGTAAGGTCTGCACAGATCGATGGGAAATCGCTCAAGGAGGATGTTTTCTATCAACTGAAAGGCGGCGAGTTTGTCGAAGCAGCAGAATAACAGCAAATATCATCCACAAGTAAATCTTTACCAACATGCAAACCTTCTTTTCCGAAAGCACAGTCAAAAGTCTGTGGGTAACGCTTGCGGGCCGCCTCTGGCGTGCGTGGTACCGTCTCAAGAACAAGGTGCGCCGGACAATCTACAAGTCCCGCCGCCGGGCACATAAACTCCAAAACCGACCTCGTGTCTATCGGGTCGAAATCCGGTAAGAGTATGGCACACTTAATTACGCTCGTAGTAGTTTCCGTTCCCGTTTGCCTGGTGTTCGACTGGGTGCTGTCCAGTTCCCGGCGTATGCGGATCACCCGCTATCTGTTGAATGAAATTTTCGAACAGCGATGAATACTTTCTACCACGTCACCGACTCGGCTCAAATGCCGCCGTCCACTCGGAAAGAACCCTCGGAAGAATATTACTTCTTCGAGAGCACCCGTTTCAACCGGCCGCAAACGACAATTCATCTGACCGATCAGGAGATTCGGACTTTCGCCAAACGCATCGCCGATTACATCACCCGGAGGACATTTGCGGGTACTATGGAATCTTTCGACTTTCAGATAGAATATCACGGCGTTGCGGTGCAGGGACGCTATACGGTGGAAACCGAGCGGCAGGGCGCGGTACATTCGATGGGAATGACGGAATGGATCGACGTTCTGATACGGGAGGAGACGAGCATAGCGAGCGCCTGGTGTACGGCCACGGACGAGGAGGTTCCCCGGGTGCTGGAGAAACTGAACGAACTGTTAAAATAATCGAATTGAATTTAACGGACTAACGAAAATGAAAAAATACACACAAGCGGATTTCAACGCCTTCGAGGTGATCGACGGAATCAAACAATGCCCCTCGGGGGATTACAGTGATATACAAATATTCGGCGAGTGGTGCTCCTTCGGCAAGGGGTGCTCCTTCGGCGAGTATTGCTCTTTCGGCAAGTGGTGCTCCTTCGGCGAGCGGTGCTCCTTCGGCGAGGGTTGCTCCTTCGGCGAGTGTTGCTCCTTCGGCGAGTGTTGCTCCTTCGGCAAGGGGTGCTTCTTCGGCGAGGGTTGCTCCTTCGGCGAGGGGTGCTCCTTCGGTAGGTGTTGCTCCTTCGGCGAGCGGTGCTCCTTCGGTAGGTGTTGCTCCTTCGGCGAGTGTTGCTCTTTCGGCAAGGGCTGCTCCTTCGGCGAGGGTTGCTCCTTCGGCGAGCGGTGCTCCTTCGGCGAGTGGTGCTCCTTCGGCGAGTATTGCTCTTTCGGCGAGGGCTGCTCCTTCGAAGATAAAGGCGAATATATCGGCGATTATCCTTTCCTGGCTTTTGTGGGGTTCGGCTCCCGGATTGGCAGCAAGGTTTACTTTTTCAACCTGCAAGACGGCATTTATGTCCGTTGCGGCTGCTGGCTGTCAGATATAGCGGGGTTCCGGGAGAGAGTGAAGGCGAAGAATGCCGATGCGATGTACCTGGATTTATGCGATCTGGTCGAGAGGAAGTTTGACAGAAAAAACTGAAAAATACTGATGTATGAAAACGAGAATCGAGATTTACGAAATCGCTGATCCGAATCATATCGTATCTGACGGGGAATGGTCCCGAAAACTTTCGGCTGCCGACATACGCAATCATATCAATTATATGATGCGGCCTTTCGATCCCCGGAAATATTCTTCTCGCGTAGTATATATCAATCAAAAACAGTAAATATTATGGAACAACAAGCAACGGGATTGACGCTGTTCAACCGTCAAATTACCAGCGAACGCACCCAGAATTATCTGACGAGCGTCCTGGGAGCCAAGAAAGACAGCTTCGTAAGCAACCTCACGGCACTCGTCGCCAACAACAAGGCATTGCAGGAGTGCGAGCCTATGGGCGTGATGTTCGCCGCGATCAAGGCTACGGCCCTCGACCTGCCTCTCGATCCCAACCTGGGTTTCGCCTATGTCATCCCCTACAAAAACAACCGGGAGGGGCGCACCGACGCCCAGTTCCAGATCGGGGCGAAGGGATTTATCCAGCTGGCCATCCGCAGCGGGCAGTTCAAAACACTGAATGTTTCGGAGGTCAAGGAGGGCGAGATCGTAGATGAAAACCTCATCACGGGTGAAATCACGTTCAAAAAGGCCGAGAATCGGGACGCTCTCCGCACGATCGGATATGTGGGTTATTTCAAGCTGACCAATGGCTTCGAGAAGATGCTTTATATGAGCTGCGAGAAGCTCGAAGCACACGCGCGCCAGTACAGCCAAACCTATGGCTCGAAAAAGGACTACATCCGGGCCGGTAGTAAATGGACTACGGATTTCGACGCGATGGCGCGTAAGACCGTGCTGAAACAGTTATTGTCGAAATTCGCCCCGATGTCCGTAGAGATGCAGGACGCTGCGAAATTCGATCAGGGCGTACTGGGCGAAAACAACTCGGTACGTTACATCGATAATGAGGAAACGGCGGCAATTCCCGAAAGCGTGGACAAAGCGACGCTTACGAGCCGCGAAGCGATCAGTGAAGCGTTTATCGGCGGTCAGATCACCGAACAGGAGGCCGACGACCTGATGCAGAAGATCGGGATTACGAAAAACGCGGTCGAGGATGCGACGGTCGAGGCCGAAGTTAATCTGTTCGACACCAAAAGCGCGAAGCGATGACCGATTCCCGCTATTTCGAACAAGGAACTCCGGAATGGTATGAAGCGCGTCTGCATCGATTCACTTCCTCCGAAGTGCATAAGCTGATTCCCGGAGCACGGGCACGGCCCGGAGAACTGACCAAGACGGCCGTCGCTTATGTGTTCGACAAGATCGCCGATCGCATCACGGCCGGGGGTTGTTTGGAATACCGGGAACTCAACACCAGAGAAATAGAATGGGGACGCGAGCACGAAGATACGGCACGGCTGGCCTATTCGACGATTATGAGCGTCGATGTCCAGACCTGCGGATTCTTCGTCTGCGAGGATTTGCCCTCTTTCGGCGGAAGTCCTGACGGGTTGGTCGGGGAAGACGGTTTCATCGAAATAAAATGCCCCTACAATTCGTCCGTACACGCCCGGTATCTGGCTATGGCTACCCCGGACGATCTGCGACGCGAGAAGCCCGAATATTACGCCCAGATACAAGGTAACTACCTTGCGACGGGACGACGATGGTGCGACTTCGTAAGCTATGATCCCCGGTGCGCCAACTCGCTGCTGGCCGTCAAGATTCTCCGCATCCCACGAGATGAAGAGTACATCGACCGTATTAGGGAGGCAGTGCTGGCAGCCGTGAAATACAAACAGGAGATAACGTCCAGAATGGCGCTCCTGGCACGGCAACAGCGGGCATCCACTTCCTAAATAATCTCCAAGTATGACGACAAGAAAGACATATCCCCCGTGGTCGGAAAAGGAATTGGAAACATTGAAAGAACTCTATCCCGATAACGACAACGAATATATAGGTCGCTTGTTGAATCGCACTCCGGGGAGCGTAAAGATACGCGCCGTATGGAATGGCTGCCGCAAATCCTATGAGTTTATACAACGCCGAAGAATGACGACGGATAACAAACCCCGCAAAATGGTCGGATGTATTCCGAACCCCTTGCCGGTTATTGAACGGTTATTGAAAAAACACGGTTACAAAAAATAAAAACAAGCATGACAATGGCTATAAAATATGTAATCAGAGATCGCAGACATAAAGAATGTGAAATATCAGTTAATAAACCTTATAATATGATCATGATCTCCCAAAAATTTGAACTTAATGACTGGAGAGAACATATGTTTTTTTTAACGCCCGAAATGGCAAAAGACCTTGTCTATGTATTGCAGAATATGCTAAAAGAAGACAATGATCAACAACCAAAATAACGCTATGGTATGGCCAGAATCAGAAGCATAAAACCCCAGTTTTGGGATGATCTGAAGATCGGCCGCTTATCGCGCGATGCCAGGCTGCTTTACATCGGACTTTGGAATTTTGCCGATGATTTGGGCGTAGTAATAGCCGACCCCGTTTGGCTGAAGTCTAAAATATTCCCTTACGACAAAATACAACTCCAGCAATTCGAAGGCTGGTTGAAGATGCTCGAAGAAACCGGATTTATTAGTCTGCTTTCCGTTAAGTCGGAAAGATTCTATTATCTGCCAACCTTTTCCCGTCATCAAGTAATCAACAGACCTAATCTGGAGGATGTAAATATACGTAAAGAATTGTTAGACAGTGCATTAAATGAAATCACGGAACGATCAGTGAATAATCACGGAACGATCACTGAACGATCAGTGACTATAAAAGGAGAGGATAAGGAGTATATTACTACCAGTACTTCTACTGGCGTAGAAGATACTGGAGTATCTGTGAGAGATAATATTATTTCTTACCCGGTAGAAGACTATAACGCAGGCGCGTGCGAGGGGACCGAGAACCCCGAATCCGATCATCCTAAACGCAAATCCCGTAAGACGCTCCGCAAGGATGATGCAGGGATTGAAGAAGCTCGGATATTGACGTGGCGTGATGATTTTGAGATTTACAAAAACGAGTTACGCAAGGCCTATAAGACGCTCCTACAGGATGACGCTTGGATTTCGACGCAACAACGTTTCAACCCGAATCTCAACATTGCCCTCTCGCTCGAAAAGGCTTGCGTAAACTTCTGGGCAACGGAAGCCGGATGGCAGCATAAGCGAAAGCAGCGCACAAAGACTATCAACTGGAGGCAAACGCTCACAAATTCGATCAACAGCCCGCAAAACAAAGTTTACAATGACAACGGAATTAGCAAAAAAACCGCCAACAACGGCGTTAGCGAAGATTTCAAGCGTGGAGTTCTTGAAACGCTACTCAGTGGCGGCAATACAGAGTAGCTGCCGCCGTATGCAGTCGGCCGTGGCTTGTGCCGAATCCCAAATGCCGGTGTTATCTGTATTGCGAGCGACATACGGCGAAAAATGGACGGCTGCATATCTGGTACTTTGGATCGTCAATGTACAGGAGTTTTTCAATATTTCAGCCAAGATGAACGACGCACAGGTAACGGAAACGGCCTACATGATTTTGGACGATTTCTGGGCGTTGAACCTTGCCGATGTAAACCTGGTATTTACCAATGCCAAACGAGGGCAATACGGACAACTGTACGGACGAATAGACGGATCGATCATATACGGTTGGTTTCAGACATATTTCGAGGATCGATGCAATGCCTGCGAGAACCGTACGATACGGCAAGCCGAGGCTATGGGCAGCGATCACCCGGTAACAGACGCCAAAGCTGCGGAGTTTATCAAATCGCTTATCAACAAAAAAGCGGAAAAGATTGCAAAATAGACGGAATCATCGAATTGAATTTAATAGATTAACGAAAATGAAAAAATACACACAAGCGGATTTCAACGCCTTCGAGGTGATCGACGGAAACGGGGATAACCGATGATCTCTTATGACCCACGCATCACTATTCAGTGGGATCGGAGGGTTCGATCTGGCGGCCGAGTGGCATACGGGAAGCCGATAAATTTTGCAGGAATGAAAAAGATTTGTATGTTTGTAGCGTCCTATATTCAGAGCGGCAGAGTATTCTGCCTGTTTGTAGCGGGCATTTTTTATGCCCTGACGCTACATATACACGGTTTCGTACCCCCGTGTGGAGCGTTAATGCGCCCACTGCCGCTCTGGTGTAGGACAACGGGAAAGGCGGAACCGTTTTTCATTTCCGCCCGACAAACATTTTCGGTTATGTCCAACACCAGAGAAAAATGTTTGAATGGGAAAATTACACCCAGATCAAACCGTCCAGCTCACGACACGAGCGAATCCATCTATTCGAAGTTTCTCATTGAGAAACAAGCCAAAAATCAAGCCTACGGTTATATCCTCTCACAAGGACTGCTCCGGGACTACATTGCGTATTCCCGCGGTGAGTCGTGTTCCCTTGAATCGGTTGATGAAAGACTTGAAATGGTATTGAAAAATTTCTGAGTTATGGGAGCGCATAGAAATTCAATATACGACAAGGCATATGCCGAGATGTACGCAAAAGGGATGTCGCTGGCAGAAACAGCCAAGAGTATAGGCGTTACAAGACAATGCGTCTATAAGGCATTTAAAAAGCGAGGATTCAGACTACGAACTTCTATACCTTGCGGTTTCCAGATTTACGATGGTAAAAAATTCACCTTGCGGAGTAATGGCTACTATGCCCTCACTACCGACGACAGATGCTTGATGCATCGCTACATTTGGGAGAAAGAAATATGCGATATACCAGACGGCTGGGATGTCCATCACATAAACGGGGATAAATCCGATAATCGCAGGGATAATTTGGTTTGCTTCCCAAAAGCGGAACACACGCGAAGGCATCAAATCGAAAGAAAAAAATGATACACATAGATCTATTTTCGGGAATAGGAGGGTTTGCCCTCGCCGCGCATTGGGCAGGATGGAGGACGCTCGTTACTTGTGAGATAGATAGCTTTTGCCGGCAAATACTACAGTATCACTTTCCCAAAGCGTATCACCACGATGACATACACACCTTGACCTATGAAACAATTGACATTGAACTTTCAAAACGATATGGAACCCTCTGGAGGAATGAGGACATTGTCCTTACCGGAGGGTTCCCGTAGCCGTGCCAGCCGTTCAGCCTCGCAGGAAAGCGGCGAGGAACAGAGGATGATCGCTACCTGTGGCCCGCAATGCTCGACGTTATTCGGACTGTTCGACCGCGCTGGGTCGTTGGCGAGAACGTTTACGGAATCGTTAATTGGTCGGAAGGGTTGGTCTTCGAACAGGTGTGCGCTGACCTGGAGGCGGCAGGATACGAGGTGCAGCCGTACATTATTCCGGCTTGCGGTGTCGGCGCTCCCCACCGTCGGGACAGATGCTGGTTTGTCGCCCACCGTGCAGACGCAGGGACTGAAACGATGCGTGAACGGTCGAACGGAGTTCATGCCGACAGTATTGCTTCCGACACCCCATGCCTCGGACGCATCACGCGGAGGTCAAAAAGTAACCGGACTATACAAAACGAGAAAATCGGGTCTAACATATATGTCCCTGTTGAACGATCTGGCAGTAAGCGGACTTTTACCGACCCCGACAGCGAACGATGCGAAGAATGTAACGCTTCCGGCCAGTCTGGGCATACGCAAGGGCGGACTACCCAAGAAGGCGATGCAAAACGACGAATACCGGACTGGAACGGGTTCCCGACTCAACCCCCTGTATGTGGCGGAGATGATGGGTTTCCCGGCGAATTGGCTGGTATCGCCTTTCCTCTGTGGCGCCGGGAAGCCGTCAAAGCCTGCGGAAACGCCATAGTCCCGCAGGTGGCATTGCAGATTTTTGAAACGATAAACGAATACGAAAGGAAATGAAAAAACGCTTACTTACAAGTTTTCTTATTGGAACACTGACAATTGTTTTACGTGGTATTATATACGGGGCCCCCTATCGCTCGATTGTATGGGGCGTAATATTGGTTATTCTTACTATCTCCGTCATTGCAATTGGGATAGCGACAACCGGAATCTACGATTTGTTGAAGCAGGGGATGAATATCGACACACTGTATATCAATGGCGGAATCCGCTTTTTCGACAAAAGCAAGGCCGACAACCCCGATATTGAGGAGATTCAAAACGATCGGAGGAAATGAAAAAAGTAATGTTCAACGATCTTTACGAGTAGTTTACGAATTTGAATTGGTGAAACAGCAAGATTCGCTGCCGAACATTGCAAAACTTTCAAACATTTTGAAATATGAGAGAAATTAAATTCCGGGGCAAGCGCCTCGACAACGGGGAATGGATCGCCACTTACAATTACGCCCGCGTGCTTGATCTGGAAAGGCAGGTAAGGGCGGCGGGGGCACGCCAGCTAAAGTCGGTACAACTGACGATTTTTGAAACGATAAACGAAATACAATATGGAAAAAAGTAAACGAGCATATTGGGATGCGGTCGAGGCTAATGAAGGGAAGATAGACCCTGAAAAGTACGGCATAGGGATGACAGGAATGAATGGTTCGCCCAGTGCGTCTCTTAATGGGAAAGAATTATACCGACGGATATTTATCCGTTTGCGTACGCCGCAGGAGGTATTGACGTGCACACCTATAGAGAATAGCAGCGACTTCGCACGTAGAACGGCTATTATCGAAAGCTGGTTCGATTCGGTGATTCGAAAAGGCAACTATATATTGACATTCTCCGCAGAACAAGTTTCCGATGAAGAAGCAGCCGCATTGTTGGATGCTGAATGAGGTGAGAATAACCGAATACGAATTGGTGAAACAGCAAGATTCGATGCAGAACATTGCAAAACTTTGAAAAACTTTCAAATATTTTGAAATATGAGAGAAATTAAATTCCGGGGCAAGCGCCTCGACAACGGGGAGTGGATCGAGGGCGATCTTCTTCGAATGAACGACCATTGGTTTATATTCCCCGATCCTGCGCCAGAAGGAATTGATAAATACGAGGTCGATCCCGCCACCGTCGGCGAGTACACGGGGCTGAAAGACCGCAATGGCAAGGAGGTTTATGAGGGGGATGTGATAAAAATACCCGAAACTGATTTCAACGCAGAGATAATTGGCCGGGTTCTCTTTGAGGAAGATGCGTATTATATCATACCCTTACGCGGTGGCCATCTTTGGGGGCTGCACTGGTCACTCCGGAAACATGATGCGAAGATCATCGGCAACATCCACGACAACCCCAAATTTCTGAAAGGAGGTGAGCAATGAAAGGCGAAGTGTTTGGAGTTGCGCTTTTTGGAGCGCCGTACTTGTATCAAAGCGGCGATCCTTATTTCCATATGAAAATGAATGCGCTTGGATTACGACGAGGCTCCCCTTTGATTTGCGGGCTTCGGCATAAGGCGATATTGGCGAATAACTATGAATATTGGCTGTGCGACTATGACAAAGAGGATGATTTTTGTCGTAGATTCGGGATAACCCCTACTCATACAGTGGAAGATTTTGTGGAAACGATTAAGGCATTGAAAAAGGACTATGAAAAGTAGAAAGGCAAAAGAATTTATTGACGGATGCTTGAATCATCTTGTAATAGAGATGAGCGACCACGCCAAATGGCAACTTCGAACGGCAATGACTACTACAGCCGAACTCGCCGAGCAGGAAGCCGAGGAAAGAATGTGGAATAAAGCTATCGAAGCATTTTGCAAGGATTGTCCAATTTACTCAATACAAACAAGTAATGGGGGAAATTGCCCCGATTGTAGTGCATTAAACGCATTCAAACAAAGACTGAACGAGGAATGAAATTCACAACCCCTTGCTTTGTCCGCGTCGAGGATGCGGAGAGATGCTCTGTGCATTTTGACTAACCAAGAATATCTATGAACACGAAACTCAAATCAGACTACGAAAAAGCCTGCAACGCCTATTTGCAGGCTTTTTGCGAGAAACACGGCTATGATTATGAGGATGCTACGCGGAGCTGGGTCGGCGGCGATGTCGGCGGGATCACCGAATGCGCGGACTATATAGTTGGGATGGATGACATCATCACCGACATAGACCGGGACGCTCCGGAAGATGAGTTTGTAAAGTATTACGATTACTGTCTGCGGGTGGGGAGTATCGCCTGCGGCAAAATTAGTACGCCCAATTACAGCAGCTGGCTCTCGGGGTGTCCACGCATGAGTGAAGAACAGATCACCCGGCTGGAGGAGTTGCAGAGGGACATACGCAAGGCGGAAAGAGAGCTGGAAGAACAAATAAGGAAAGAGAAGTTTTAACCGGGAGAGGCAAAATAGCTCCCTTTTTTATTCATATGGCAGTAGATACATCTAAAAACGGTACAGTAGATCGTGCTAAACTTCTGGCAATAGAAAATAAATGTACGAGAATAATTCGAATTGCGGGGGTAACGTTTTATGTTGCTCCGGATAAGGATACACCAGAACACCGGAGGCACTTAATCCGCGTTTTGGAGAGTTGCGGTCGGCGATATACTCAAAAAGCAGGTAGCTATGAATCGGAGATTTGAGGTGAGAATCGACATTCCGAATAGTTGTGAATTGATTGGATGCAGATCGGACGGAAACATGGCAATTATTGTTTTCGAAGATTGCAGCGGCCCAGAGATCCGGCCAATCGGTTTTTGTCGGGAACATTCCGGAGAAGTACCGGACGCCTTCGAAGATGAATAAAAAAGAGGCAATTCCGAAGAATCACCCCTCACACCGATACAAATATAATGATTTATTCGGAATTTGCAAATGGGACGATATAGGAAAAACGAACGCAGAGGCGGGGCACGTGACGATTCCGAAATATACATCAGTTATTCACGGAATCGATTGCTCGAAATGATTATCTGCCGGGAAGCAAGGATGGGCGTGAGTTATCGCCATGATTTCGTCTGTCGATTCAAGGCACACAAATCCTTGCCGTTTTTATGGCGGAAATTCAAAAGGAATATTAGAGAACACATTGACGGATGGCAGCAGGAGCTGCCTTTATTTTGATGAATTTGCGGAAAGGGAGAGGATAATAACCGTGCAATTCGGAATATATGATGTAGAATTACATCCGTTCATCCTATTGCATAATTGCAATTAGACGATAAAAGTGTTCTTTTGATTCATTCTGTTAATGTCGTTTCAAGCATTGAACTCTATTGGGCGGGAGCCGGACGTGAAGCTACTTTATAACGTATCTTTCGGGGCACACGAAGGAAGTGCGCCTTTCGCACGTTGTCGGGACATTGACGAAGATATAAAAGCCGATCTTATCCAGCTATTATATCGATTCTATCAATTCGCAGATTACGGCTACATAAATAGGGTAGCAGCATTCGCTGATCTCCAACAATGACATCAGATATTTAGTTTGTTCGTCCATAACCGTCGCATTTACCTTTGCAACAAATAAATTGGTGAATATCTTTCCAAAGCATTGTATTTATCTGTCCTGTCAGATAGGCTACTTCTTCGCCTTGCATCGGCATTGCGGATGCTACGGCGATGTCGTCGCACAGGTGCCGCAGTTCATGCTCGAAAGAGTTCAGGAATTGTGCCTGGGATGACGCCAATCCTACGACTACGACAGACCTTCGCCGGGTCTTGTTGGAATAGGTGAATCCCGAATCCATATCGGCCTTTTCCAAATTTTCCCGTACTCGCTCCATAATTGGCCTGGGACACTCTATCTGTTCCAAAGAAAAAAGGATAGAGCGCGTGTGATAGCCATGTACGGCGAAGTAAAACCGCACATGCCAATCATAGTTCTCTATCCTCAGATCCCGCAGCTTCATGTCGTTGAATACACTTTTTGAATCCTCACATACGGTCTTTCGAGCCGCGTTCTGGATTTGATTCTGTTACAGGACATCTTCCCACGGAACATTTGTTCCCGACCCTATCAGATCGGCGAAATATCGTGTGAAGGGCAGCCCGGGATAGGCGTCTTCATCGTCGATGAAATCCTTGACGAACAGGGCCAGGTGTTGTTCATCGGCAATGGATGATCCCCAGTAATCGGCCCGGGCCATATTCGCGACATATACACAGTCGTAGCCGTTGTCGTGCTTGAGCTCGATACCGTTCGTCTTGAGCAATTTGTCGATCTGCTCTTTGGTGATGGGTTCTATTTTCTTCCCGTCGCGGTCCTTCATGCGGCTGACGGCAAATTCACACATTTTCTTCGAAAAGGACCATCCGTTTTTTTCGAGGTATGCGCGAATATCTGCCGGCATGGAGTCCCTTGCGTCCAATCTTTCTCTGTCCATAGGTTTCGCTGTTAAAGAGAGGGGATTTCTCCCCTCTCCGGATTCGTTTTACCGGCGGAATCTGGAGTAGGGTCCGGTTCCCCGGACACCTCTTCGTTCGCCATATCCGTCGCTGCCGTATTCTCCGCCACGCTCACCGTAGCCGTCGGGCATGTAGCCTCCCGTGTGACGCTCCCCGTAGCCGTCGCGCATTTCGCGTTTGGCATCCTCGTAGCCACACTCGTAGGCTTCGCGCATCTTGCGTTCGATTTCTTCACGCTCGCCGTACCCGTCACCGCGGTACCGGCCTTCGATTTCCCACATTCTCATGATTTGCTTGTTTTAGCAGACATTTGCGATTTAAGAAAGGCGTCCAGCGATGACTTCATGGAGGCGAACTCCGTTTGCATCTGACGAAGTTGTCCCACCTCTGCCCGCAGCTCCTGGAGCTCCTTGTCGCGTTGCGCCTGACCCGCGTACGCGGGATTCACTTCGCGCATGATCTGATCGAAAACTTCCAGATTGGCCTTGTGTTTTTCGTAGGAATCCACAACGGACTGGCTCTGCTGCTTTGCCGCATTGATGGCGTCTATGAGCCGTTCGCGGGATGTCGTGACCGTGAGTCCGTCCTTTGTCACCATATCGGCATTTACCGGGACGACCCATTTCTGGTCCCCTACCGGGAAGCTGACGGAAGGCTGCGCCGGGGGAAAGTTCCCGGGAGCGGGGAAATAGGGCTGTGGCGCCTCTTCAAGCGTCGCCATGTAGTATTTGGGAGTTCCGCGCATATCGAGTACATATACCGGAGCGCCTTTGGTTAAATTCGCAAACATCTTCGGTTAATTGTTTTTTGAAAGCTCCGGAGGGGCGGTTTCCCCTCCTGAAGCCTTCGGTTTATTATTGGTTAAACGGCCCCTGTCATCAGTTGCAGGGTGTCGGTCTGTTTGTCGTAGAAGAGCTGGAATACACCCGTCCCCGGAATATCGGACACGGTGACATTGGCTCCGTTGTACGTGGTCACATTCTTGGTCACGCCGTTGGTTTCGAACAACACGGGAAGCGTGCCTGTCGTGCCTGCGGGTATTGCCTGCGACAGCTCGACCAGGACTATCCCCCTGTACCAGGAATTGGCAAAGGCGTGGTTTTGGAATGAGAACACGACATCGGCGGCATTGACCGTCACACCCGTAGTTTTGATGACCGGGATACCTCTGCGATTGACATACTGAAATGGGAATACTGCCATAGCATACCTCCTTTCCGTATTAACCCCAGAATCCGCCGTTGCCGCCGAGTCCGAACGCGGCACCGAAGCCCAGCCCGTATTGGGCGGCTACGCAGGCGGGCATCGCGTACACCTGCGGATTGGGAACCACGGTCGTAGGCGGCAGGCCGCACTCGATCTTTGCCAGCCGGTTGCTCAGATCGCCGATCGCAGCGTTGATGGGCGCTACGGCCTGGGCCTGCGACTGCATGATCGTCGCCGTCTGATGTTCTTGGGAGAGCTGCCCGGCCAATGCCGCGCTCTTGGCACGCTCGGCGTCGAGTTTGTTCTGCATCTCACGCATCTCGAGGGCACAGAAACGGTCGTTGATGACCTGCGTCTGGGCATCGATCTTCGAGCCGAGGGCATTGAACTGCGTGTTGGCGTTGCTCGTCAGGGTGTTGGTCTGATTGAGCGTTGCGAGCTGGCTTTCGTAGCCCTGGCGCTCGATGGCGGTGCGGACATCGCAGCAGCAGGAGGCCATCTGCGAAAGCACCTGTGCGTTGCCGGACTGCACGGCATTGATGATCTGCTGCGCCGAGAGGCCCGACTGTGCCTGGATGTTGCACAGAGCGGTCTGAATCTGCTGTACGGAACAGTTGAGCGAAGATGCGAGCTGGTTGATGGCGGTGCCGTTTCCCTGAATGGCATTCATCAGCAGCTGACGCCCTGCGTCGCCGTTCAGCTCGGCGGGAAGATTCGAGAGTCCGTTTCCGCGACCGCCGAAGCCACCCCATCCGTTGCCGCCCCAGAGAGCCCAGAGCAGGATCATCCACATCCACTCCCAGCCGTAGCCATTGCCGTAGCCGTTATTGCGGTTGTTTCCGTTCATCAACGCGGCCACGAGGTTGCCGTCCATTGCGCCACCGTTGTCGAACACTAAAGTTTTTTCGTTCATTGTTTTAGACTTTTACATTGTTGCGTCCGTTCGGCGGACGCTGCCGTTGAGCTCACAATGCAAAAATCGACATGAACGATGGGAGAATCAATCGTATCAGTCGCAGGTGGGACGGAGTTTGGACGCAATACGGACGAGGAGCATTTCGAACATTTTACCGCTTTGTTTGCGACGAAGATCGAATTGGGAAATCATCTTCTCTATGGGCCGTCGTGAGAAGTTCATCAGCGAGGATATGACCGGGGCGTGAAATCCCTGCCTCCAGAGGAAATAGACCAGTAAATACCTGGCATCCACGATCTCGGCGTTTTTGGCTTTGGATAGTATTCGCTCTTCCGAAATCTCCGTTTCTTGCGATACCGTGCCGAGAATTTGTCGGTAAAGTTCAGATTTGCACATATAGGATATTTCTCTTACCTTTGTTCACTCTCTTACCAAATAAAAATAAGTGCCAACACACTTGCAAAGGCTTTACAGCCCCTGTCGTGGTGTGTTGGCACCTCTATTATTAGCGGAAGGTAAGAGAGACGCTAATAAAGGCAGGGGCTTTTTTTACGCCCACCCCTGACGGGCGAAAGCTGTTAGAACAGATACTTTTTCAATGTCGGCCAAAGCAGGTAGAAGTAGATTGCCCCGACGGGAATCAACCCGGTTGCGAACAAGTTGCTGCTTTCGACCTGGCAATAGTAGAGTGTTCCTATCCCACCCACAATACAAACGAATGAGAAGAAGGCAAGGAAAAGCAGTCCGATTTTTTTAATTGTTTCCATAATTATAATTCGTTAAAAAGTTATTTCCGCCATAAATCCATACTTATGCTTCCTTGAACATAGGGGCCGTTATCGCGTGGGTCCCAGCCGAGGGATGCCGTGATATTGAACCTTCCGATGTTTCTGTGAAGTTGCCCTCCGATCCATACGCCACCCGTGCGATTAACGTAATAGACGCCTGCGGCAGGCCCGAGTTGCCATCGGTAGGGCGTTCGGATTATTTTCTGCTGCGTGATAGTACGTCCGTATGTTTCGATGTGTTCAAGGGTAGGGTGGCAGTCGCCCAGGGCTATTCCGCTCACTATGGCGAAGTAGCTGCTGTCGCGATATTCCCGGCGTTCGAATGGCAGCTGTACCGGCACACTGTCCCGGTTGGGATTTATTGTTACGGTGGTAAAGGTGGTATCCGCTGGGGCGAACAACCATTTCGGCACCTCTACCGAAATAGCCGAGGACAGTATTTTATGCGGTTGCGGTCTTTCGAAGTAGGCCGTATCGATTCGAGTATGCTCGATGATACGGACATCGACGGATCGCCTGCCGAGCCACCATCCGACAAAGAACAAGCCGGTCAGAAGGAGAATCAGGATTATTTTCCGCAGTACCATAATGAGTACGAGCTATCAACCGTTGATGAACAGATCCCAGCCGGCCATCACGTCCGTCATGCAGGCATCAACGCCATTTTCTACGCGCGACATAGCTGCGACTATCGGGATCATCACATCGCGGTTGGTTGCCGTGATCCATCCGTTTTCCGGGACGCCGGACAATTCGGATACCGTACGGATATATGCATCCGTGTCGTTCTCGCTCGGGGGTGCCCAGCGTGAAATCATCTTCCGAATGGTGTCGAGCCCGTATTTTCGGCTGTAAGTGTTCAGGCATTTGAACATCGCGCGGTATCCCCACGCCATAGATTCGAACTGCTTGAATGCAGCGTCGCGGGAAGGTTCCACCTCTCCCTTCCAATGGGTTCCATCCTTGCGGATATTCCCGGGATTGTTGTTACGAAGTCCTCTGGTCATTTTTTTGTGCTGTTTAATATGTTTTCTACATCTTCAGGATTTACATTGAGTTTGCGGGCTATTTCTCCGGTCAATGCTTTTCGAAACAGACGTAAGAATGGAAAGTTCGGATTGATGATTAAAGCGTTGCCACAGCTCGACCATGCTTCTGCCAGGCAAATGGCAGAACCCAGGATCACGGTCGTAATCTTCGTTTCGATACCTCCTGTCGTAACGAATTTATCGATGAAAACGAATACTACGATCAGATTGAAGTAAACTGCCAGCTTGAATATCGTAGCCCGCAGGAGTTCTGACAGGATAAATTCTCCGCGCTTTCGAGCAACGCATATTCCAAACAAAGCGTCGAAGGCTACGGCAATAAGCACCCCATAAAGTACGAGCTGGTACCCAGCGAAGAAATTCACGATGACGATCAATAGTCCTATAAGCCATCCTTGCACGGTCATAAGCGCTTCGGACAGCTTTGTAGCAATACCTTCCAACACCTTTTTCGTTTTATTAAATATTTTGTCCATAATTATTATATCTCGGTCCAGCCACCTGTTCCGCTGTTGGTCTTATATACTTTCCCGTTTTTGATGCGTAACCCTCCTTTTCCGATCAGGACTTCGAAAATATCTCCCGTGAATACCGCATAGTTGCTCGATCCTTTCACAACGGCTACTCCGTTGGGAGCGATCAGGTTCTTGCGGATGTCTTTCACGAAGTTGAATTGGGCGGCATTCATCGTTGCAGAGGCCGTAAGTTTTCCGGCTGCCGATGCTTCGACCGTAATCCGGATGTAGTATTTCTGGGCTGCTCCAGTGAAAAGATATGAAATCGTCTCGTCGATATTCAAATTCGTGTTTTGGGCTTCAGCCGTGCTGTTTCGGTACAGGGGATCGGCTTTCCCCGTCAAAGCGTTTACCACCTCGATCTTTACGCCCCCGCCACCTCCTTCGGCATTGCCTGTGATGCGGGCTGTAATCCGGGCTGACATCTGTACTCCCTGCCCACAGGTAAACGGCGGACTTGACTCGTAAACATTTCGGACAAAAGGATTGCTTTGTCCCGTAGCCAGTGCGCTCACTTCTTTCGTTTCTATGACACCCGGTACACTCACAGCACCCAGAACCTGCGATATGGACGTAATTCTGTATGGGGTGAGTATGATTTTATCTCCGCTTGCGGCCGCATCGCTCACCTCTACGGAATCGTTTTTGACCTGCAGGATTCCGACGGTTCCTTTGGTTGCGTGTACTTCCCCGTCGGCGTGTACTCTGAACACGGCTTTTTTCCGGTTTGTGTAGTCGGCTCCCGACCAGAAGGGCACATCGTCTTCCTGCAAGCCGCTCACGCCGGCCGTCACGTCGCCTTCAGCATTTTTCAGCAACATCACATTGGTCATTATCAGACCGCCTTTCACCTCGGTACTTCCGTCTTCCATAGCCTTCTTGAGGTACTCTGTCGATTTGATGGATTCGTCTATCGCGTCGTCGATCAAGTCCGACATGTTGCTGCTTATTTCATAATAATCGGAGAATACTTTTCTGAACTCGGTGCCGGTTATCTCGGATGTCGTACTCATATCGGCCAGCAGGGGCGTGAGATAATCTTCGAGTGCCTGGAAATAGACCGTAAATGAATCCGTGGGGACATCATACTTTTCGGCATTCGCCATGATGCTCCAGTATTCGCCTTGAATCCGCACCCATTCATTAGCCACCTGCTGTTTGTCGGATGGCGTCAGGCTCGAATCCGAGGCAATGTAGTCCACATCCAGCTTCACCTGCTCGATCTGCGCCTGCACATCCTCTTCGGCCGTGATGTATCCCGTGGGGGCCTTGTTGCCTTCCGTGAGCTGGATGTCGTAAATGTAAATCGGTCGCCAATAATCGACGTAAAGTACGATTTTTAACAAGGACTTTCCGGATTTGGTCGTATAAACGGCTTCATACACATCAGAATATGGAGCAGATGGCGGGCGTGATATAATGTCGTATCCGTCTTCATAAACGGCACAGAACACGCAGCCGGTCTTGGTTTCCGGCAGTTTGATGCGTGCCTTGAAGACATAGGACATGCCGGCCTTGTAGGCGATCTTACCCCCGAAGCAATCCGTCCAGTTTACGATCTGGCTCGTAGCCGCAATAGCTACCCCTGCATTGCTCGCTTTGTTGGCATCGATCTTCATGTAGGCTCCGTCTGCGTCCGATCCCGAAGTCACCACGTCCGAAACACCCTCTTTGGCGCTGTTCCACGCATAGAGGAATTGTCGGGCTATATAGTTGCGGGCGCCGAACTGAAGATTAGCAATCTCGTCTTTGGCTTCGTTGGCTGCCGTATCATCGGTGTATTTGGATGCTTTGTCCCAATCCGAGCTTTCGAAATTGCCCGTTGCACGGGATTCGATACAGCGCATGATGTCGCCACCTTCGCCCTGCGTCCAGATGTCACCCACATCGTAGGGTGTAGTCGGTGTTACGACGAATACACGACGTTTGGCATCGGCCGTGTCCTGCGCCCGCGCCGCCTCTTGCAGGGCCTTTACCGCATCGCTGTCGGCGATCGGCGTCCATTTATAGGTTCCGTCCTCTTCTTTTACCCACCGCCACGATTTGCCCGCATCGGGGTTCGTCGTCTCGTCGCTCGATATGGTGAAGTGAATCTGCGGGTATTCCGCCGGAGTGATTTTGGCATTATCGGTTTTGCGGATGACAAAAGCCATGTAGGGATTGTCGCTTCCGACAGTATAGCTCTGGCTCCATACGTAACTTGCTATAACCGCTCCGGATGACGCTATCGGATTGTAACCCATCGTATAGCCTTCGCCCACCGACAGTACGGCGCCTTTGGGTATTCCTCCGACCGGAGTTTTGAGCCGGATGCGGGTGCTGTCGGCGATTTTGATCTGATCCCAGGTCTTAATGCCGTCGATATAGGATGCACCGATGCTGCCCTGCTCCCAGCAGCCTGCGTCCGTCGGGTCGAAATTCGCGGGCAGCGTATTGGTGAACGTGTCGCCGATATGGTTTTCCTGCTCGCCGTCCGCTATCCATGTTTGGGCCGGTTCATTGTAAAGCGAGGGAGTATAGGGATAGAACCAGTTTTCCACGACACCGTCCAGCCGTTTGTTGATCTCGGACAATTCGCCGGGCAGCGTGTTATCGATGTAATCTTTGGCTTGCTGAGCTTTGCGATCGGCGGAATTGGCAGTGGCCTGGGCTTCGGTGGCCGTCTGATCGATCTGTTCGATGTCGAACTCCTTCTGGAACTGTCCCGTCGCGGGGTCGTAGAGCTTGCCTTGCTTCCAGCCTGCCTCCGGGGTGAAGGCCACGCCGACGCCGTTGTCGCCTACCAG